AATTATGATCGCTTGCAAAATATGTTCAAAAAAATTCGAGACCGAAAAAGAATTACATTTTCATTTGAAGTCTCACAAGATTACTCTTGCGGAATATTATGTGAAATATTATCCTCGATATAATTTATTGACAGAAGAACCTCTACCGTTCAAGACAAAAGAACAATATTTTAGTAAAGATTTTAGCTACAGGAAACAATTACTTCAATGGTGCGAACAAGAAGATTGTAATACAGTGAGAGAATATATTCTTAATATGCTTAAAAAAAGAATTAAGCATAAAGAATTAAAATTTGCACCATTTCATTTGGAATTAGTTGTCAATGATTTTCCAGGAGTAGACATTTACCAAAAACATTTCGGATCGTACACTCAGGCATGCCAAGAAGCTGGGGTCGAACCTATGTTTGATTGCAGGTTGCCTGCTGAGTGGAAAAATGAAGTTAAATCAAATTTAGAAATATTTATTGACACTCGAGAACAGCAACCTTTATATTTTAAAAATTCTAAATCATTAAAGTTAGATTTTGGGGATTATGCGGTTGGTGGAGATGATTATGATTATACATATGTAGATCGAAAAGGAGAGCAAGATTTTAAGTCAACTTTAAGTAAAAATAATTATCAAAGATTTAAAGCCGAGTTGCAAAGAGCAAGAGATATGGACAGTTATTTATTTGTAGTTACAGAAAGTGATTTATTCCAAATAGATAAAAACAATAAATGGTCGCCGCACCGCTCAAATTTAAAATATATATATCACAATATGAGAGTTCTTGCGCACGAATTTGCAGGTCACTGTCAATTCATTTTTAGCGGAAGCAGGGGCCAATCAGAAGAATTAATTCCAAAAATTTTAACATTAGGTAAAAAATTATGGAAAGTTGATTTACAATATTACATCGACAATAAACTTATATAATGAGCTGGGAACCAGGAAGACAAATATCTAGAAAATCTGAAAGCGATTTTAATGAAGAAATTTTAAAGAAAGAGGGGTTTATAGAAGAGAAGGAAGCTAAGCTTTTATTATACCAGTTTCTAAGAGAAAATATAACATTTTCTGCAGATTTGATCAGCGGAGTAAAATTGTTCCCCTTTCAGCATATGGCTATCAAGGCCATGTTCGAGACGGATTATTTTATGGGGGTTTGGAGTCGTGGGATGAGTAAATCTTTTACTACCGCGATTTATGCTTATATGGATGCTATTTTAAATCAAGGTGTTGAAATTGGTATTCTCTCAAAGTCATTTAGGCAGGCAAAAATGATATTTAAAAAGATCGAGGATATTGCTTCAAAGCCTGGTGCGTTATACTTATCTCAATGTATCACTCATAAATCGAAAAGCAACGACGAATGGTTGCTTGAAATAGGCTCTAGTAGAATTCGAGCTTTACCTCTTGGTGATGGTGAAAAACTTCGTGGATTTCGATTTCATAGAATCATTATTGATGAGTTTGCTTTGATGCCAGAAAGAATTTATAATGAGGTTATTATTCCGTTCTTGAGTGTTGTTGAGAACCCAACCCAAAGGGAAGAGCTTTATAATTTAGAAACAGAATTGATCACAAAGGGCGAAATGCAAGAAAGTGAAAGGCATATTTGGCCTAATAATAAACTTATAGCTCTTTCTTCTGCAAGTTATAAATTTGAATACATGTACAAAGCTTACGAGCAATTCGAAAATTTGATTAAAGTAGGAGGAGACAAGGAGTCGGATGCTCATAGAATAATTATGCAATTTAGTTATGACTGCGCCCCAAAGCAATTGTATGATAAGAATCTTTTAGAGCAAGCTAAATCGACCATGAGTCAGAGTCAATTTGACCGAGAGTTTAATTCGATATTTACCGATGATAGTAGCGGCTATTTCAAAACATCGAAAATGGCAACCTGCACTTTGCCAGACGGAGAATCGCCAAGTATAGAGGTTGCTGGAGACCCTGGGGCTAAATACATTTTAGCTTTCGATCCAAGTTGGGCTGAAAGTGAAAGTAGTGATGATTTCGCGATGATGATCTTGAGATTAGATGATGAAAAAAAGATTGGAGTCGTTGTCCACAGTTATGCATTAAGTGGAGCAAATTTAAAACAACATATTTATTATTTTTATTATTTGTTAAAACATTTTAATATTGTATCTATTATTGGCGATTATAATGGTGGAGTTCAATTTATAAATGCTGCAAATGAGAGTAGTTTATTCAAGGAAAATAAAATAAATATAAAATGCTTGAATACAAATTTTGACGATATAGAAAATTATCAAGACAAATTAAAGGAGGGAAAAAAAGAATACAACCTGGAGAATAATACGATTTGTTATTTACGTAAACCGACCAGTCAATGGATACGCCGAGCAAATGAATTACTTCAAGCTAATTTTGATCATAAAAGAATATTCTTCGGGTCAAGAGCAATTAATGACTCTTATAACGAGCAAAGAAATAAAAAAATACCAATTCAGGATATACATTTTTTAAGAACTTCTCAGAGCTTAGGCAAGCAAACCAATAGCGCCAAAATGATTGACTTCGTGGAGCATCAATTTGATATGTTAAATCTAACAAAAACAGAGTGCTCTTTAATTCAAATCACAACCTCTTCTGGAGGTACGCAAAACTTCGATTTGCCACCAAGTTTAAAGCGGCAAACTGGCCCGGAGAAAGCGAGGAAAGATAGCTATTCCGCCCTAGTACTTGGAAATTGGATGATAAAACTTTATTATGATATAGTGAATGTCAAGATAGAAAACGCGAATTACTCCTTTACTCCCATGTTTATAAACTAAGTGTAACATTTATGGAAATGGATATACCATATAAATACAAGACTACTTTTGATAATATCATTGTCGCATCTAGTGATTTTGAAAATTTAAATATCAGCAAGGCTTCACTCGAGCCCCTTAGACCTTTAATCCCGGAAGATATTAATCTTGACAGAAATATCGATCTACTCGGAATTGCATTTAATGCCGCCGTTGTGAATAAATTCAATAAAAACGGAGATGGCATTGATAGCGAAACTGCGGTAGCTGTAAAAGATTACTTTATTCACAAGCCAACTAATATCGAGCATAATCGAGATAAAATTGTTGGACATATCGTTTCTGCGGGATTTTCAAAATATGGAGATTCCTCAGATTTATTATCGAATGAAGAGGCTCTTTTGGAGGAAAATGCATATAATATAGCTTTAGCAGCAGTAATTTACAAAACCGCCAGTAAGGAATTTGCAGATTTAGCGATCAATTCGACAGATGAATCTAGTGATTACTATAATACAGTTTCTGCAAGTTGGGAAGTTGGTTTTAATGATTATGTAATCGCCGTTGGTGGCGACGATCTGTATAAATCTTCAATCGTCTCAGACCCTCAAGAAATAGAAGCTTATTCTCCATATTTAAAATCTCTTGGAGGCAAAGGTTGCTTGAGTGACGGCAGAAAAGTTAATAGGCTTATTGTCGGCGATATATACCCCCTAGGAATTGGGTTCACTTCAAATCCAGCTGCAGATGTGCAAGGTATTATAGCGGAAGATCAACAGAATTCGACCCCATCGCGAAGCCCGCGAGAATCTATCGAGAAGATTATCGTAAAAAGTAAAAAAATTTCCCATTCATCCAAAGAGGATGTATTAAACAAAGAACCTAATAATAATTTAATTATGGATAAAGATCAACTCATTAACGAATTCCGAGCAGCTTTAGATGAAAAGCTTGGCAAGCAAGATTTTTCTGAAGAAAGCGTCGCTAGCATCTCCAAGGTGTTTATCGAGGCTATCAGAGAAAAAGGCGAACAGTATGTTGCCGACCTTGAAAAAGCTAAAGCTGAAAAAGAAGAAGCTGTTCAGGCTCAAAGCTCTTTACAAGACAAAGTAAATCAAGTAGAAGAGCAACTCTTATCAACCAAACAAAAACTTGAAGCCCTTGAGCAAGAGAACACCGCTCGTGAAGCTGAAGTTCGTTTCAATGCACGCATGGAAATGCTCAATGAGATTTATCAATTAGATGAAGATGATTCTAAAATCGTCGCCTCAGAGCTTTCCTCGCTTGATGCAACCGAAGAAGGTTTCTCAGAGTATCAAGAAAAACTTTCAAAAGTTTGGAAGCATAAAAACAAAGAATTTATCGCAGCTGAACAAAAAGCGTTTGAAGATCGCGTAACTCAAGAAGTTGAAAAACGTCTCGAGACCGTTCAAGCTACAGAAGAGACTTTAGAAGAAGATTCTCAGGAAGATTCGGTTGAAGTCTCTGAAGCCTCACAAACTGAAAATGAAGAATCTTCGGACGAAGTTGAAGAAACTCTCGACAATCTTCAAGTTGAAGAAGCGGCAATCGTTAACAATAACGAAAGCTCTTCCGAAGGAGAATCTCTTCGTGATCGATTCGCGAAGACCTTCAAAGAATCAGTTAAAATTTCATACTAATATATAAAAGAAAAAAATTATGGCAAAAAGAATACTACCATACCGTGACTACAGTGAACATGACGTTTTGAATCTGTTCTCTCTCGACACCAGCGCTTATACTATCGCTAACGCGAAGTCTGACGCTGCTGCAGGAGAGGCATTTGATTCAGGTGTTGTGGTCAAAGTAAAAACAGGTGAACTGCCCGGTGATATGAACAACGCAGATAGCGGTCTCGCGACCTCAGGTGATCTTAGAGATTACTTGGGAGCAAGTCCAACAAGTGCGCACATCGGATACAATGCATACCCCTATAACGGTATGACAGTTGAACCTGCTGACGCTGGCGAAGTAGCCGTAGGAATCACATTACGTGAAACCTTGGCATACGACGAAAATGGAGAAAAACTTCTCTATTATAAACAAAAATTGGACGAAGCTCAAGCAGTTCTTCCCGGTCAAACAGTTCCTGTTTTGACAAGAGGGTTAGTTCTTCTTGATTCTAATGCAGTAACAGGCGATCCTGCTGTCGGCGCACAACTTGAAGTTGCTACTGATGGAACTTTGGTTGCAGACACATCAGCAGGCAATGCAATGGTCGCTACTGTTTTAGCAAAAAGCGGTTCCGATAAATTCCTCTGCAAAATCAGCTTCTAAGAAAGGAAATTTAATATAATGAAAATTACTTTAGACAGAACACCCGAGCAAGTCGAGCTTATCAAAGCTATGGCTTCGAAAAACAGAGAAGTTGCTTACGAAGCTCAAACTGCATTGGCTGAATTTATTGGTCCAGTTTTAGCGGAAGTTGTTAACACAGCTCCTACAGTAAGTAACATGTTTACTAGCCTTCAGTTCAACAGCGATGAGAGCCCAAGTATTCCTTTGGATCTTTATCACGACATTACTGACGAAGATTACATTCAAGTTTGGAGTCAATCCGTTCCAGGAGGTCTTCCTACTAACCAAGTCGCTCCTTCACAAAGCGAGCTTAAGTTCACAACTTATACTCTCGACAGTGCATTAAGCTTCGATAAGCGCTACGCTTCTCGTTCAAGACTTGACGTTGTAAGCAAGACTTTCACACGTATGGCTCAAGAAGTTCTTCTTAAACAAGAAAAAACTTCTGCCAGTATGATTATGACTGCTTTGGCTAACGCAACCACAAATAATGACAAGCACGTTATTCGTTCCGCTCAAGCTGGAAGGTTCTTACTTTCAGACTTGAATAAGCTGTTTACTAGAGCAAAAAGAATTAATACTTCTTGGACTGGTGGAACACCTGCTGATCGTCGTGGGCGCGGAATTACCGATATCTTGGTTTCTCCTGAAATCGTAGAAGAAATTCGCGGTCTAGCTTATAACCCCATCAACACCCAAGGCTCTAACACCGATATCGCTGGTACAGACAGCATGCGCGACGCTATCTTTAATAGTGCTGGCATTCCTGAGTTCTATGGCGTATCCATTCAAGAGTATAATGAAATGGGTATTGATCAAGCGTGGAATAAAGTCTTCGACTCTTCCTCGAGTGGTTCTTATGACGACCATTATTCGGTTGCAACTAGCCCCGCAAAGACAACCTTTACGCAGGCAGAAGAGCAAATCCTTGTCGGTGTTGATCTTAGCCGTGAGTCTATGATTCGCGCAGTAGCTACCGATTCCGAGTCCGGAGACGAGTTTAGTCTTGTATCCGATGACCAATTCGTAACACGTCAATCTAAGATTGGTTACTACGGTTCTCTTGAAGAGGGACGTATGATCATCGACGACCGCGTATTACTTGGTCTGATCGTTTAATTTAAATAGAATTAACGTTTTATAAAAGTCCACCTCAGGCAACTGGTGTGGATTTTTTATTTAAAATCATTATTATATAGTGTATTAAAATACAAAGGAACAAGGTACAATTATGGCAAATAAAAAAACAACTAAAAAAACGAGCAAAGCTGCGGCCAAAAAGGCCCCAAAGC